GAACCATGTCCACAGTGCGGGTCTAGGGATAACCTGGCCCGCTACTCTGACGGACACGGATTTTGTTTTGGTTGTGGATATTATGAAAAGGCAGAAGCAATGGAGGAAATAGAAGGGCCATTCGTGGCAGATGACTTCATCAGGGGAGAAGTAAAAGCCCTGCCAAAGAGAGGTATAAATGAAGAGACCTCACGAAAGTTTGACTACCGTATCTCACGATACAACGGGAAGACCTGTCAGGTAGCGAACTATTACAAAGACCGTAAGCTGGTCGCACAAAAGCTAAGATACTCAGACAAGTCATTCCAATGGCTAGGCTCAACCAAAGACTGTGGTCTATATGGTGAGTGGCTATGGCGTGACGGTGGTAAGATGATTGTTGTTACTGAAGGTGAGCTAGATGCACTCTCACTATCAATGGTTCAGAGCAACAAGTGGCCTGTAGTATCTGTAAAGAATGGAGCGCAGGGAGCAAAGAAAGACATACAGAAAAGCCTAGAGTTTCTTGAAGGCTTTGACACGGTAGTCTTTATGTTTGACATGGATGAACCTGGACGGTTAGCAGCTAGTGCATGTGCTGCCGTCCTTACTCCTGGTAAAGCTAAGATAGCTGACCTTCCCTTGAAGGATGCCAATGAGATGGTCTTGAACAAGAAGACTAAGGAACTCATTGACGCTGTGTGGGGAGCCAAGACGTTTAGACCTGATGGTATTGTTTCTGGTGATGACCTGTGGGCTGATGTATCCACACAAGATGTGGTACACACAGTCGCTTATCCCTATGTAGGCTTGAATGAGAAGACTCATGGGCTACGCAAGTCAGAGCTGACAACCATCACAGCAGGTTCAGGTATAGGTAAGTCTAACTTAGCAAGAGAGATAGGCTACCACCTCATAGGATTAGGAGAGCGTGTAGGTTTTATCATGCTAGAGGAGACAGTAAAGCGTACTGCTCTGGGACTGATGGGACTACATTTAAATAAACCATTACACTTAGGGCTAACTGAGTCTAGTGAGGAAGAACTGAGGGGTGCTTATGACTACGTTATTGGAAATGGTAATACTTATTTTTACGATAGCTTTGGTAGTACTGCTATCGACAACCTACTCAACAGAATCAGATTTTTGGCTCAAGGGTGTGAGTGTTCTTATATTGTTCTCGACCACTTGTCTATTGTCGTTTCTGGTCTTGGCGATGGGGATGAACGAAGGCTTATTGATAATGCTATGACTGCCTTGAGGACATTAGTCCAAGAGACAGGGGTAGGTTTAATATTAGTGTCTCACCTTAAGAGACCCAGTGGTGATAGGGGTCACGAAGAAGGCGCACAGACTTCACTGTCACAGCTCAGAGGTAGCCATGCTATCGCTCAGTTGTCAGACATGGTGATAGGACTGGAGCGTGACCAACAGGGTGAGGCTTCCAACACAACAACAGTGAGGGTACTTAAGAACCGTTTCAGTGGGGAGACAGGTGTGGCTTGCCATGTCCAGTACAATCCACAGACGGGACGTTTGCTTGAGTGCAATCCAGAATTTGAAGAGGTAGAAGATGAGTTCTGAAGAAGATGATTACGACACCTTGATACAAGCCGATGGTTTTGAGTTAGCAATCATCGGGGTGGCTGAACGCATAGGTAACAAGCCATGCCTTGCTTATTCTTATGAGCAGTGTGTGGACATACTAATGCAGCAAGCTGAAATGGACTATGAGATGGCTGTGGAGTACATGGATTTTAACGTGTGCGGTGCTTACGTAGGCGAGCAAACACCCATCTTTATACACAAGTGGGAGGAGTATAATGCCTAGTTATATATTCGACCTAGAAACTGACGGTCTTCTCGATGATGTCACCACGATACACTGCATGGTTATCAAGGACATCGACACAGGGCAATCCCTTGGATACACAGGTAGAGGTATCTGGACTGAGGGCATCCCTAAGTTAGAGAAGGCCGACATGATTATCGGTCATAACATTATTAAGTACGACATCCCTGTTCTAAAGAAGCTAGGTACTTTCAATCCGAAAGGAGAAGTGTTTGATACCTTGGTTTGCACTAGGCTCATCTGGGCTGACATCAAGCAAGCCGACTTCACCAGAACAGACTTTCCTAGAAAGCTAATAGGAAGCCATAGCCTAGCTGCATGGGGGCACCGCTTAGGTAATTACAAGGGTGACTACGATGGTGGTTGGGAAGAATACTCTGATGAGATGTTGGAGTATTGCTTTCAGGATGTTGAGGTTACTTACACGCTATATGAAAAGATAGCTGTCAAAAATTATTCACGACAAGCCTTAGAATTAGAACATGAAGTTGCAGAAATTATACATGAACAGGAAGTTGCTGGCTTTGCCTTTGACACAGAGAGTGCTGCTAAGTTATATGCGAAACTATCAGCAAGAAAACTGGAACTGGAGACTGAGCTTAAAGAAACATTCCCTGACTGGGAGGTAAGAACCCCGTTCACCCCCAAGGTAAACAACAAGAAGCTAGGGTATGAGAAAGGTGTACCCACTTACAAAGTTAAGACAGTCCAGTTTAACCCAGGTAGCAGAGACCATGTAGCTAACAGACTGACAACACTCAGGGGCTGGAAGCCTACCGACTATACTAATGACGGTAAGCCTAAAGTTGATGAGATGACTCTATCTAAGTTGCCTTATCCAGAGGCAAAGGTACTGGTTGAATACTACACCCTCATAAAGAGGCTAGGACAATTAGGAGATGGCCGCCAAGCATGGCTCAAGGTAGAGCGAGGGGGGCGTATCCACGGGTCTTGTAATACGAACGGAGCCGTCACAGGGAGAGCAACACATGCTTACCCTAACGTGGCACAGGTTCCGTCCTGTGGTGCGCCCTATGGCAAGGAGTGTAGAGAACTATTCACAGTACCTAAAGGCATGAAGCTAGTAGGTGTCGATGTGTCTGGCTTAGAGCTTAGATGTTTAGCTCATTACATGGCTAGGTATGACGGTGGTGCTTACGGTGAAGACGTAGTGAATGGCGATATACACACCACAAACCAGAAGGCAGCAGGGTTATCTGAACGCTCACAAGCTAAGACATTTATCTATGGGTTTCTCTATGGAGCAGGTGTAGGAAAGCTAGGTGAGATTGTAGGTAAGGGAGCAAAGGAAGGTACTGTCTTGAAGAAGAGATTCCTAGCAAAGCTCCCTGCACTAGCCACGCTTATTGAGAGGGTACAGAAAGCAGCAGAAAGAGGATACATAGTAGGACTGGATGGCAGACACTTGAAGGTAAGGTCACCTCATTCAGCACTTAATGTATTACTACAGTCTGCGGGTGCGCTTATCTGTAAGCAGTGGATGGTGGAGTTTAACTACGCATTGATAGAACAAGGATTGAAGGAGTCATGTACTCAAGTAGCATGGGTGCATGATGAAATACAGCTAGAGACAAAGGAAGATATGTCAGATGAAATTGGAAAACTCGCAGTTGAATGTATCAAACGAGCAGGAGATGCCTTCAGCATCCGATGCCCCCTCGATGGAGAATACAACATCGGAAACAACTGGGCTGAGACCCACTAAGAAGAACAGGAAGAAGTTTGATTTAGATTTAGCATACGGTCAGATGCACGAAGACAGAGTGTTAGACATGCTACAAGGTAAGAAGGTTGAAGTTAAAACAGAGAGAGGTATGTGGACTAAGACAGGAAACATAGCAATCGAGTTTGAATCTTATGGTAAACCATCAGGCATCAATGCAACGGAAGCTGACTACTGGTTTCATAACTTAGCAGTTGGTGATGATGTTTACTGTACCTTGGTCTTTGAAGTAGAGAACTTAAAGAAGATTGTAGAGAAACTAGACAACCATCGTATTGTTAAAGGTGGTGACCACTGGGCATCTAAGATGTACCTCGTCAACCTCTCTAAGTTATTCTCAACTGACACGCTAAAAATTTATAAACAACTATCCACGGAGGCAACTAATGAAGAGAACACTACTGATTGATGGAGACATAGTAGCCTATCGCTACTCCAGTACAGTAGAGCAAGAGGTGGACTGGGGTGACGATGTCTGGTCGCTCTGGTCTGACGCTAAGGAAGCCAAGCAGTTAATCCTACAGTACCTTGACCACTTGGTTGAGGCTACCGCAGCAGATGACTTTGTATTTACATTTTCTGACAAGGATAACTTCAGGAAGACTATCTACCCTGACTATAAACATAATAGGAAAGGGAAGCGTAAGCCCACTTGTTATAAAGGAGTAAAGACTTGGCTTGAGTCTGAGTATGAATCTATCGAGATGCCTGGGTTAGAAGGTGACGATGTGATGGGCATACTTGCTACGTCTGGAAAGTACGAAGAGACAGTCATTGTTTCTGAAGACAAGGACATGAAGACAATACCAGGTTTGTTATGGAGAGCGGCAGAGATGGAAGATATATCTGAGGAATATGCAGATTACTACCATCTATATCAAACCCTAGTGGGTGATGCCACTGATGGCTACAAAGGTTGTAAAGGTGTGGGTGACAAGAGAGCCACAGACATCTTAACCAAAGACCCTACATGGGAAGCTGTAGTCAAAGCCTATGAGAAGGCAGGGCAAACTGAAGAGGAAGCCTTAGTACAAGCTAGGTTAGCTAGGATACTAAGAGCATCTGATTACAACACTAATACAAAGGAACCAATATTATGGACTCCATAGATGATATTACCCCACAAGATTGGGACAAGGTTACAAGTGACTGGAAGCAGACAGCAGCAAAGGCAGCTAATAATGTTTCTCAGTTAAGCGAAGGCTATCAACCTGTAAAGAAGTACAAGTTACCTACTGATGCACAGACTAGGAAAACTATTCCAGCTTACACAGGTTTTGTTAAATACTTCCCTAGAGCTATTACAGAGGTATCAAGAATCTCGATGATAGGTGGTATTCAACATGGTCAAACACCACAGACATTACACTGGGACAGAGCCAAATCAGGGGATGAGTTAGACGCTATGATGCGTCATATCATTGATGAGGACTGGGCGCAGGTAGCGTGGCGGGCGATGGCTAACCTAGAGAAGTACCTAGAACGGGAAGAGCAGGATTAATACCCGCCATATAAGAGGACTTAAAATGTCTACTAAAAAACAAATAGAAGCTATCCCCGTCAACGGACACCAGTTATTAGAGATGCTTGAAGACATCTTTCCTGAAGAGTCAGCACGACT